CCTTCAGCTCCTGATGCGGTAAATTGTTTGTTAAATCCTGGTTTTATATTTAATAATTTTAAAGCCATAATCTCCCATATAAGGTGCCAGGATAGATTGGTGTGGTGGAAATCTATCCTAGCGTGGGGAAACTATATCACTTCTTAAACCAAGAAGGAAGTCCTAAATGCGGCCTTTTATCGAACTTATTGTCTTCTGAACCTTTAGTAGCTTTATTATTATAATGTAAAAATACTTGACCACAATTCTCACCTTTAAAAGCATCTCTCCAATGCTCTAAAAAATTTCCTCTATATACTAACATATCGCCAGGATTTAAATCTACCTTAACTCCTTTTGCTTTAGAAGGTTCGTATTTTCCATCTTTGCCAACACCACCTTCTTCTTTGTTAGGATTAATATAAATAGGCCAATCATCTCCACCTAAATTAAGGGTGGTGGATATTTCACAGCTAAACCTGTCTTTGTGTCTGTGCAAAATATCCCCTTTTTTATAAATTCGTGCGTAGGCGTAAGTCTCAATTAATTTTAATTTGGTTTCTTTTTCCATAATAGGTTTTACTTCTGTAAGTAAAGTCTCCATGGCTATATCCCCATAATGAGAATAAGTGTTGGGAATTTGTTCATCATTCCATACACCAAACTCAGTAGTAAATTGAGATATGTATCTGGTATCAAATAAAGTTCTTGCTACCTGTCTTTTTAAAGTAAAATATTTATAAACAAAATCTGCAATCTCTGGAGAGATTGCTTTTTTAATTACAGTATATCCATTTTTTTCAAAACTCATTATTTTTTCTCCTTAGCTTGTTTTCGTATAGTATCGGTAATCATTTTTCTTACGGCTTGTAAATTAAAATGAATAAACCTAAAATCTTCTACTCCAGAATCTACGGTGTATTGATGTTCAAGATAAGCTGGAATAAAAATCATAGTACCAGGTTTTGGTTTATAATGAATCATAGGGGAAGCAACAGATACTTCATTTTCATTTTTTCTAGGTAAATCATTCATTAGTTTTGCTTGTCTTGGATCATGAAATACAGGAACCGATGTTTTTTCTGAACAACGTAAAAAATAAAAACCTGAAATATGATTGTCATAATGAATATGACCTTCGTGATGTCCTCCACCTTTTTCTGCAAATTGTTGTACCCAAAATTCTGTCCAAAATAATTCATAGTTGGTCATATCATAACCCATATGATCTAATACATTCCAAGAAGTTGCTCCTACATATTCTTGAAATTCTTTTAAATCAGGATCATTAATTAATGAAGTAGAGTGATGAGACATACCTACATCTCCTAAACCTTTTTTCTTCCAATTTTTTTCTCTATCTTTAATTGCTTTTTGATTATTTTTCTTTGCTTGTTTAATATAATTATCACAAACTTTATCTACGTGATCTACCCATTCAGGTATTTCAATATGATAAATAGGTGTTTGAAAATAAAATGAAGTTTGTAATTGATCTTTGACTGACATATTTCTCCTATCTAAATGGATATCCTAAGTTCCAAATCACTAAAGAATATCGCGTCCCTTCGGTTACAGGTTTGACCCTATGCCATACGAAGGACGGAAATACAACAATAGAGCCTCTGGGTAAAATTTCTAAACATTCTCTTGTAGTAGTTGGATCATCTTGATTTCTAAATTGAAATTCTAATTCACCACCTTTATAATCTTTTGGATCAGATAAAGAACAAGTCACAGATAATTTTCTAATTTTGCCGTGAGTGTTTTGATTATCTGGATTATTATATGGTTGTTCCCAAGAATCACAATGCCAATCATAAAACTGATTTAATTTATATTTTGTAAATTGACAAGATTCAGAAAAATCCCAATTAAAATTCCATCCAGCATTATTGTTAGCTTGATGTATATAAGGTTGTACTTCTTTATAAATCCATCTATCATTCAACCAAGCTATATTAGAATCTCTTTTTTTTCGTAAATCATTTAATTCTTCTTGTTCTAATTTTTCAGCTGGATCTAATGAATCTAAATAGTCATCTGATAAATGTGCAGTTGCTTCTGAAACTTTTCTTTTCTTTTTAGATTTTTTTGGTCTTGCTTTTTCTTTAGCTTCTAGTTCTGCTAATTTTTTAGTTTGTCCACCTGTCAACGCAATTTGTTCTCGTTGCGCATTTCCATATTCAATAAGCTCATCACAAAATCTAGGTGAAAGAGCGGACTTAAAATACCAATAATAATTTGTTAAATTCATACCTTCGTTATAACTTACGTTATAGACTTCTAGATAAAATTGTCAAGATTTACTATGGTGCTATTGTTAAATCTCCAGATACTGTAAATGTAGCAACTGTACAACCTCCAGCTGGTGCTGGTAATGTTGTTTTGGTATTTGTACCTGGTGATACAGAAATAGTCGGTCCTGCTGGTCCTGGTGCTCTTATAATAATTACACCTGAACCTCCTGCTCCAGAAGGACCCCCTCCACCGTTCCAAGAACTACCACCACCTCCTCCACCTGTGTTAACTGTTCCACTTCCTCCATTGGGTGCTGGTGATGAAGCTATTGGAGCTCCTGCTCCACCTCCTCCAGGGCCACCTGAACCAACAGTTGCTCCTGAATTTCTACTATCATTTCCACCTCCACCACCACCTGCATAAGTTACTGGTGAACCTGAAATTAAATTAGATGAACCTGCTCCTCCATTACCTGCAGAATTTCCTGAAGTATTTGCTCCTGGAGCACTAGCTCCACCTCCTCCACCTCCAGCTGGTAAAGTAGTAGAAGTTTTTGAATCTCCCCCTGGATTTCCTTGAGAAGGACTAACGGGAGGGGTATTACCTGCTCCGCCACATTTAGCCCATATAGGATTTGAACGGCAACCTCCAGTTGCTCCTCCTCCAGATCCTCCAGTTGATCCATTTCCACTTGGACTACTACTATTGGCACCACCTTTTCCGCCACCAGTTGATGTAATTGTTGAAAATATAGAAGGGTTTCCACTATTGTTAGATGCTCCTCCTGCTCCTACTGTTATTGAATATGTTCCTTCATCTAATGTAATTTTTGTTCCACCTGGAAAAGATGTACGATATCCACCTGCTCCACCACCACCTGATCCGCAAGAACCACCTCCTCCTCCACCACCTGCTACTACTAAATAATCAAAAGATACTGGTGCTGCAAAAAGTCTTGGCCACGTTCCTTGTTGCTGGCTGCTAAATTGAGATTTCATACTCCAGACACCTGAAGCTTTGTTTAATTCTTTTACGATAACTATTCCTGAGCCACCTGCTGCTCCACTAGTTGAAGGAGTAGCTCCTCCACCTCCACCGCCTCCAGTGTTAGCTGTACCTGTAGCAACTCCTGGTGCTCCTTTTCCACCACCTCCAGTTCCACCTGCTCCACCAGATCCACTATATTGACCTGCACCACCTCCACCTGAATAAGATGTTGGAGAACCAGATAAACAACTTGAACTACCTGCTCCACCTGCTCCACCTGTAACTGTTCCTGTACTATAGCCATCTGAAGCTTTACTTTCTCCCACAGCTCCTGCTCCACCACCTCCAGAAGCTGCTCTAGTTAAACCTGAAAAACCACCGTTGTTTCCTTGCGGAGGACTTACTGGAGGAGTATTTCCTGCAGCGGGAGTTCCTAGTGGATAGTCTCCTGCTCCATATCCAGATCCTCCTCCTGATCCTCCAGCTATACCTGGTCTTACAGTGCATCCTGGATTACAACCGCTTCCTCCTCCACCGCCACCTGCTGATGTTATTGTTGAAAAAATTGAATCTGTTCCACTTCCACCTTTATTAGTAGAAGGAGGGCTTCCTCCAGTTCCACCAGCTCCTACTGTAACTGGGACTGTTCCTGATGCTGAAATACAAGAAACTTGTCTAAAACCTCCTGCTCCACCTCCACCACCACCACCAGATGGATTTCCTACACCACCGCCACCACCACCAGCAACAACTAAAGCTTCAACAACTCTAGTACCTGGCTGAAGTGTTAAATTTCCTGTCGAAGTTTTAGATGTAACTGTGCACTTACCAAACGAAGTTTGGTTTGTTTTACCAATTATGCCGCCGTTACCTCTAGCCATTTAAAAATCCTTGCTAGGAGATTAATTGCCAGTCGCTGACCAAGATGATGTGTCTGGATCCCAAGCAAATTCATTATTGTTGTTGTCTGATCCAACCCATCTTAAATTTGCTTCATCCCAAGTAATTCTATACGGAGCATTATCTCCATAAGTAGTTACACTAGGATATGCAACAGGTGCTTGCCAGTCATCATTATTATCTAATGACCAAGAAGCGAAAGGTTGAGGCGCAATGAATTTATTTTTTGTTGAATCATATCGATATCCAATTCCAGCATATTGTTTTCTGAATTTGTTATTATATGATGTCTGCTTCCAGCTTCCTCCTTTGAAGAAATTTGCACACCACGTTTCACCGTCAACGTGCATATCATTATCTCCAAGAATTCCACCATTAGCAGCTATATCATTGCCGACTACAACAACTCTTTTTACGATCTGATGTGTATCCGATGTAAAGCCAGTTGGGTCCACTTTTGATTCTAGTTCTGCAAAATGTGCCATAGTTTTCTCCTTAAGTTATGTATTATAGTTTGTTTTAAATCGTTTGTCTATTAACATATTTTAATTAACAGTTAAAGTTCCAGAAACTGTGAATGTAGCTACTGTTGCACCACATACACAAGCTACTGTATTAGTACCTGGTGCGACTGATAAAGGTGCGCCTACAGGTGATCTTACAATAACTATTCCTGAGCCTCCTGTTCCACCTGCTGTTGTTCCACCACCACCTGTAGCTCCACCTCCACCACCTCCAGTGTTGGCTGTTCCAGGTGTTCCTGCTGTATTACTACCTGCACCAGCTGCTCCACCACCGCCAATACCTCCAGCACCTCCTGCTCCACCATTAGACATTCCACCTCCACCACCTCCGCCAGCATATGCTGAACACGCAATACCTGAAATTAAATTAGGAGCACCTGCTCCACCTGCTCCACCAACTGATCCTGGGCCTCCAGGAGCACCTGGACCACCTTGAGATCCTGCAGCTGTAGCACCTCCACCACCACCTGCACTTCCACTTGGAGAACCTTCATCTCCTCCTGAATTTCCTTGAGGTGGACTTACTGAAGGAGTATTTCCTGCAGCTAATGCTCCACCACCTTCACCACCTGCTCCACCACCTGAACCACCTGTTTCTGCATTATCTGTACCATCATCTGCACCTTTACCTCCACCTGTAGATGTAATACCAAAAAATGAAGAAGGGCTTCCAGAAGTATCAGTTCCTCCACCACCACCTATTGTAATTGAGTAGTTACCTGCTGCAAGAGATAAAGAAGATGCTTGTAAAGGAGAAGGACCAAAACCAGAGGCTCTATATCCTCCAGCTCCTCCACCACCTCCACCACCTCTACCTGCTCCACATAAACTTGGACCACCTGCTCCACCACCTGCAACAACTAAATAATCTAAAGCAACACCTGCACCACTATCTAAAACTCCTAAAGTTCCTGATGCTGTAAAGGTTGCAATTTGTCCATCTGGTGCTCCAGATACAGAACCCGCGCATCCTGGACTTGCACTTAAAATTTTTCCTGAAGCACTTGGTACTCTAACAATAACTATACCTGAACCGCCTGCTCCGCCAGGTTGTGGTCCAAATGGAGCTGCGTTTGGTCCTCCACCTCCACCGCCTCCAGTATTTGCTGTACCAGCTTGTCCACCATTAGGTCCTCCTGCTCCACCTCCTCCTGGTCCACCTGCTCCATCTCCTGTTCCAAAAGAAGAACCACCACCTCCACCACCTCCTGCGTAAGTAACTGCACTTCCTGTAATTGAATTTGGTGTTCCTGATCCTCCTGGTCCACCAATTGATGGATTAGCATTAGTTCCTGCTGAACTAGATCCTCCACCTCCACCACCTCCATATGGATTTACAGGATTACCTGATCCTCCTGGATTTCCTTGAGAAGGACTTACTGTAGGAGTATTTCCTGCTCCGCCTGCGCTAAATGCATAACCTCCACCACCTGATCCTCCTGCTAAACCACCTGGAGCTGGTCCACCACCTCCTCCACCACCACCTGCTGAAGTGATTGAACTAAAAATTGAATTAGAACCTGGACTACCTGCTAAATTTGGACCATTTACATTTCCACCTGCTCCAACTGTTACTGAGTGACATCCTTCTGTTAAAACTAATTTATTTCCTTGTAATGGTGCTGGACCATAACCAGAAGCTCTATATCCTCCTGCTCCTCCAGCTCCTCCTGATCCTCCTGATCCACCAGAACCACCACCAGCTACTACTAAATAATCTGCTATTATAGGATCACCATCTGAAATAGTAAGTGTTCCTGTTGCTGTAAATTGTGCTACTTGTGCATTACCACAAGGTGTTGCAAAAATTGTTCCTGCGCATCCTGGTGATGCACTAAAATTAACT